CCGCCGCGGCCAGCTTCTAATGCTGCTCGATCAATTGCTTCAGCTTGCTCCTCATAAGACATATACATACCAGCCATTGTATTTCTAAATTTACTTTTTTCAGCCTGGGCAGCATCGCCGCTACGTTTCGCACGAGAAGCACTTGAAATTAATGGGCCACCTTCTGGATGAGCTTGAGTTATTCCTCTTTCTCCAATCAAACCCTTGCCACCTCGTAATGGACCAGGATAGAAGGCATAGTTTCTATCGGGCATATCGTCATGCATTACAGTAAAGTTCATTGTAACAGTGCAAGACATTGGTATTCTTAACCCTTGAGTTATTTCCCATTTACCACCAGGACCAAGATGATTCCAATCAAGAGATAAGCTACGAATAAAGCCATTTAATCCCGAAAACATATCACCAATAGACATCTTAATAAGCGGGCCCGACTTCAATCGTTGGTCTTGATCATATGATGGATAACATTGTTGAGCGAGCCATGTAACTCTTTCATAAAGATTTTGAAGCCTTCTTATTTCTGTAGCAAAAATTACAAAAGATAAATCAATAGTTCTTTCGGTCATTGTGTAAGTATGAATCTGTTCTGTTCTTCCAAAGAAATGTTTAGATGACCATGCTGGAGCATATGATTCCGTTAAGCTTTGAAGAGTAGCTTGAAAATAAGCATATTGTTTAAACTCTTGACCCAGCAGCGCTGAACCTCTTTTATTTACTGTCTCAAACATAAAAGGAAAAAATTGTTCATTGGCGCGAGTACGTGTTTTTAAGAAAGTAGTTTTATCTTCAAAAGGATCTGATTGCCCTTCGGGTGCATTAGCTCCATCATTTTCTACAGCAGGCATTAATCCAGCAGGGTTTATGTTGCCATGAACTTGACCCGCAATATTGTCAATAAAACCACGATCTTTAGTTATAGTGTTATTCCTACCTGTTGGTCCGTCCTCTTCAGAAAACTTGAAAACTGAACTACTATCATCAATATCTCCAGTATTATATTGACCAGGACCATTATAAGTTTGCATCCCTATTGGGCCTTGTAAATCAGAAACCGGAACCCCCGCTATAGTTCCAGGTGGATTTCTTTCAAACCCCTCTCTATCTTTGGCATGAAGAACAGATCTATTTTCTAAATAAAGTTTTGTAAAAGTATCATCGTTTATTTTACTAGAAACTCTTTCTTCAATAGCTGTAGCCAAGTCAAGAGTTTGATTATAGTTAGTAGGAGAAGCAGGATATAAATCCGTTGGCATTAGCAAGTTTTGTTGTAACAATTTGCTTAAGTTAAGTCTTATATTAAAAACAATATTTATACGATTGCCGCCAGGCTTTATTTCCATCAACTGCTGTTCATATCTATTAATCTTTGATAATATACGATGTAGCCTTCCACTAGAATATACATCCATTTCACGGGCATCACCAAACTGATAATGACCATACATACCATAAGGTTCAACTTGACCAACATTAAAGCCACGAGCGCCTTGATAAGCTACCATTCTTTTATCGGGCACATTAGCAAAAGAACCATCTAGAGCACCTAAAAATCTAACCTTATAATCTACATCAGCAATTCTATGAGCACTAAAAAATGATGATAATCTTATAGTGTTACCTGACCGTTGAACCGCTTCACTAGGAGGTCCATCAGTTTTTATGTTTACCAAAGTATACCATAGCTCTGCTAGATTACGAGCAGGTCGCGACATGCTAAAAGGTTTAGTATTTGGTGAAATGCCAGTAACTTCTGGCCAACCAAGCATCGTAGGTAATGTGCCTCGATTAACTTGAGGTCTTTTAAATCTACTGTCATACTGATCATTTATATTAAATACAGCTTTGCCATTCCCACTACGGTTAGGCCATTGATCACCTTCTGGATTTCTTACAGTGGCTCTTTGAATGTTTCTTTTCAACTCAATAGTATTTTCATCAGGCCGACTTAGGGTAAAGCTTTGATGATTGCTTCTTGTTACAGGATCGTCTTCATCTCCAAACTCTAGGTTAGGAGTATTATCAAAATCATAACGATAATATGAATCAGTAAAGGCATATTCTCTACCCTCATCATATTGAGCATTCATATCTTCCTGTGACCACTGATTCCTTCTTAATATTTTAGTAGCCTGAACAGTAGGAGCTTTACCGTCAGCAAACTCAGCGTCATACAACTCTCTTATAGTGCCTGCTCCATATTTCGTCATCCGAGCGCTATCGGCAAGACGAAAGAATATGTCAAGCATACTAAGAGGCTCGCCACCACTCTGACCATTATTAATACTAACTTTTCTACCAGTTTGATATGCTTTTTGGAAAGCTTCAAATAATTCTCTATTTTGTGGATTATCTGGAACAAAAGCATTTACATCACCAAACTTAACAGACATACCTGCTGGTTGCTCACCCTTATATGGTTGCGCTGCCGCGCTATTAGCCTTTACAGGCCGGCGCGCCGAACCACCACCCTTAGCTTCGGACGCTGGACCTCCTTCTACTGTTGTAGTGTTCCACTTCTCTTCAATCGTAGGTGGACCTACTTGTCTATCTCTTCTTGCATTTACTTCATCGACCTTTTGAAATAAACCTTCTAAACCACCACTTTCGCCAGCAGCCAGAATCGCATCTCGATCCTCTCTTTCCGAAGGGCGTCTATGATTCTGATTACCAAACCTATGAAATGGTTTATTATAATTGTAATCAGAAACTCTATCGGGTGGAATGGGACCGCCATGCCATTGACTACCATGTTGTGACCAATAAAGAACACTACCAATCTTTCTAAAAAGTCCTGGGTAACGATCATTTTCTAAATAGTTACTTTGATGATTGACCCTTTCTGCAGAACCTCGCCCATTATCATTCTCGCTAGTGGTGTCTCTATAATAAGATTGAGTCCATCTATAATCATCACCACTATTAAACAGCCCTGCTTCTTTTTGTTGCTGAGGACCATAACCTTCGGGAGTATCAGCAGATTGAGTAGCCCATGCCTCTAATATAGATTTAGCTTTTAAGTCTAGTTCTTGTAATCTAGTTCGTTTCATTCTTTGTGGGTCTGGCATTTAAAATCTCTATATTCTTGAATTAACAGTGGAAACACCAGTTCTAATATCATCTGAGTTTACTGAGTTTAATACTTTACTTACTCGTTGCCCATCAAGATTAATAGGTGGAGGGCTAGTTACAACCTGTTTTAACAAACTATTCATTTGCCTTATTTCTTCAACTAAGTCACCACCACCCGGCAGAGGAGCGTTACCGCGTGTTTGATCAAGTGGTGTAATAGCTTCGGGTCCGGCTTCACCTATCAATGCTACTGTTGGTCTATTAACAATCGCTCCTCTAGCTCCAGCACCTTCTACTCGTCTTTCAAAATTAGTAAGCATTGCTTTCTGCTCATGGTCCTGCATTCCCGTACCCTTCAAAGCAGCTAATAATGACATTACTTCATTACTACTAAATTGAGTACCGGTGGTCCGCGAAATAACACTTCCTACATTACTAACCAGTTCACCCCTTAACCCTTCATCCATTTGACCTTCGGAGTTTTGCATAGCTTGATCAATGAACTGTGACATTATTTTACTTCCAGAACTACCTCTCTTAAACGCTTGATATAGTTGCTCGCCGCCGGGTTTCCTAGCCACTCTCAATGCTCCCGCCAGAGAGCCTGTAACCTTTGCTCTCGCACCTGCTCCTCGTAATGGTTGCTTCTTCTTACCTCCCGAAAGAAAACCAGCCACAAGTGAGCCAGCAACACTACCAAGAAGAGGAGCTATTGGTGCCAATGGAGTAGCTGATAATGCCGCAGTAACTCCAAGATTAGCAGCTGTTCCTAAACCACTTGCCGCCGCTGCCTTACCTGCTTCTTTAAAAGAGCCAGTCTCAGCGAAAGTGTTAATACCAGCAGTTAATCCAGCTGCGCCACTCGCAGCTGCTCCCCCCTTCAAACCACCCTGTTTGGCCATATTATTTAATTTCGTAATTTGTTTATTTACAAAAGCACCTTCGGTAGCCATTGATCTTGCTAACTCTTTACCTAGACCCTTTTTAAATCCTTGTCCTTCAAGTGCGCCTGCAACTATTCTACCGGCTGCTTGTGTAAACTCACCTCCCGCAGCTGTGCCCTCAAGAATACCTGCAGCTGCTCCTTCCTTTATTGCTTCTTGTAGATTACCTGTTTCTAGATATCTATTCCACGCTGTTTCAACTCCTGTTGTAAGTCCACCCTTCATTTCCTCAGGCAACTTATTAAAAGCTCCCTCTATAGGTTTTGAAAGCTTATTCGGCATAACCTTCCACATATCTTTCCAAGTTGTGTTGGTCATCTTCATAAAGTCATCCAAACCCACGGCAAGCTTATGCATGGTCTCGCCCCAATTACGTTTGGAACCTCCTCCTCTTCCTCCACCGCGACCACCTGGCGCGCCACCGCCAGTCATTCTTGGATCAGAAAAATATTGCTCTCTGGCTAGTTTTTCTTGCTCCTTCATTATTTCATTAACTAATGCGCGTTGAGCTTGCCGGTCTTCCGCAGCCTGTTGTTCTATCTTTTGTTCTCTTCTTTTTATGGCGGCGGGATCACCTTGAGAGCCATAGATTGCTTGTTGTTGAGATTGTCTTCGTATATTTTGGCTTCCTCTTGCGACAGCAGCCGATGACACAGTACCAAACCCCCTGGCATACCCTGGAACACCAATAGATTGTAACTCTCTTGAAACAGACTGGCTTACTGGAAGACCCTTTCTTATTCTTTCCGTAGGTATAACAGCTTCACTTCTATTTTCTTCACCTACCAAAGCTAGGGTTGGCCTACTATGAACTTGACCAGTGGCGTTTGTGGCTAAAGCACCAAGACCACCTGCAACTGCACCGCCGATTGCGCCAGGGATCGCACCAATACCACCGAACGCCATCCCAACACCACCACCCACAGCAGCACCTCCAATTATGCCCGAAATAACTCTGCCCACTGGTGAATTCATAAACCAATTTGTAACACCATTCATAAATGCTGCGCCGATTCTTTCACCTATTTGATTAAAAATCGGACTTAGAGTAGTCATTATTACACCAAAAGCTGCCTTTAGTTTTGGTCCAAGACCCTTAGCACCATCCATAGCCTTTGAGATACTCATTCCAAAAGCTCTAGCCATATCAGTAGCGTCATTCATCATTGGCTTTAGTTTATCATGGAGCATTGTACCAAGCTCTGTAAACAACGGTAGTAATGCGGAAGATACCATACCTTTCAGTTGCTCCCACATTGTCATGGCTTCTTTGATGTATGTATTTAATTTTATTTGTTCTTGTGTAGGACCAGCTGCGGTTTTCTCCATATCTTTAATAACTTTACCCAACTGTCGCATATCTTTTATATTAAGACCAAGCTCTGCTCCTAGTTGTTTAGCTATACCAGGAAACCTTTCTATCATAGCCATGCCTTGTGGAGTGCTAATAGCTTTGTTTAACTCTTTCATTACTCCAATAGTATCTTGCTTAACTGCCTTGTTATACAGGTTTAAGGCATTAAGATTGCTACCAAAAAATTGATTTAAGCGACCAACTAAATCAGTACCACTTTCTATGTTTAAAAAGGCATCTGTAGTTGCCAAGTTATCAGCCATTGACTTACCCATCTTGGCAGCCATAACAGCTGTTTTTCTCATGTAATCTTCACCACGACTTAAATAAATTGATGTTAGATTACTATCATTAGAAATGTCTCTCATAACTTTGCGAGCATTTACACCAGACTTGGTTGCAAAAGTCATTATACTTTCAGCAAACTTTTCAACTTGAGGAGCCGTCTTTCCAAAGCCCCTTATAAGATTGTCTGCTAATGCCGCGGACTCTTGAGCGCTGCCACCCATAGCTTTTGCAATACGAGAAGTAACATCTATAAGCTTTGCAGAAACTTTTGTGGTATTACCTAAAGATTGTTGTAAGGCAGCAGCTTGCTTACCTGCATCAGTTAAACTAATATTGAGTGCGGCTAGACCACCCGCACCAAGTTTAACCTCTTTGAATACAGCCTTAAGTTGCTTTCCTACTAGTCCTGTGTCTTTGGAGATTGATGCAATAGTATCACTTACCTGCATCAACTGTTTGAATAATAATGTAGCTGCGCTCGTAATAGCCCCAAGAGGACCAAGAGCTGCCATTTTACTTAGCCCGGGTAACTTCTTAAACGCCCCACCAGCAGCTCTTAAAGTGTTCCCTAATGTTTTAGCTAAACCATCAGATTCTTTTTTAATAGAGTCCGAGGCGGCTTTAAACTGCTGAGTAAACTTTTCCATTTCCGATGTAGCATCAGTAAGAGCTACACTAAAATCAGCAGTATTCTCTTTAATGTGTATAAAGTTTCCAGCTACTTCCTTAGAAGCTTTATTTAAATTATTAGAGATATCGGCCATTACAACTCTCTCTTAGGTTTTTATGTAAAACTACAAAATAAATATCCCTTTACCATAAAAACATATAGTAAAGGGATATTATATTAATTCTTCTTTGGTCTTTTTGCTAATGATTCTTTTTGTGCTTTTTCTTCGGCCTTACGTTTTTCTTCCAGTGTCCAGTTAATTCTTTTTATCCACCAGTTTCTAAGGTTAACTGGCATGTTATAAGCGTCTTGAAAAGATACTTTACCATGATACACTACATCAAAAAGTTCCTTATAAAAAGTTTCTTTACTATTCGTCAGGCCAAAAGAAACCTACCGAAATCGGTACATCCACCTCCCCTCGGTGGCCGCAATGAGAACAATTAAACTCCTGGTTCATATCAATATCTGGAGTATTGTCTTCCATATGCTTTCTAAGTGCCCGTGAATCTCTAACATTAAGAGAATCTACATACTGGTTAATCAAAGAAGGATCATTATTACCATCAATAGAAAGAATAGTATTCTTAAGACGAGTAGTAACATTCCTGTCAATAGGAGAGTTAGTGCTTCTCTTAATCCTATCTTGTGCGTCAGAAATTTCCTTCTCTTCGGCACTATTCAAAAACTTAAACTCTATATGAGTGCCAGTTGGTACTTGAAAATAAAATCTATTCTCACCCTTTTCAATAGGTTGAATATCCAACGTCTTCATTTCAAGTTGACTCAAGTCAAACTCATACTTAGAAGTTTCCTCACAACCAGGGCAGTCTATTTCAACCTTGTATTCTGGTCCATATCCACTTACTCTCAAAAAGGTAATAAGTGCATTTTTATCACCCGACAAAAGTTCTTCGGGGTTAATCCTGGCGTCCAAAATACAGTTCTGTAAAACAGCATCAATAGCCTTACCACTACGCAACAAAGACCTTGATGTAAGAATATCCTCATCAACAGCAGTCATATATCTTACTTCAATTTCTTTGAGATTATGTAAGGGGGAACTAGGTGGATAAACCAAACCAAAAGAAGGAAGCGGAACAAACTCAGTAGGAACTTTGAAGGCAGAAGCCTCATTAGCTTCTGCCCCCATTTTCTGAGCGCGTTCAATACCTGCCATTTCTTCTGGTGTTAAAACTTGTTTTTCTTCTTGTGATTCTTCCAAATCAACATTAATTTCCGTCATTCAGTTTTGTCCTTGTTAAAACCTTATAAAACTAAAACTATTTTTAGTATCTTAGTATACACTCGTCCATACGAATTGTAAGGTCGATAGGTAATACTTCACTTGATGCCATATCATAATCACCAAAAGTGGCATCGGTAATAAAAGCACCTCTGATTTCCCATCTTTCTACAGCTGCACCGACAGGATCAAGGGCGATTAGGTTAAAGTTCTTCTTGTAAAAAGCTGCATATCCATCTCTGCCAGAAATTGTTTCATGTGCCAAACGAGCCCATTCCATAACCTTCTGTGCTGCTGAAGGAGCAATAGGATCGTGAAGTCCGATAGTCATTGTATTCCACTCAAACTTACCAGCCAAATAGCGCTTAGTGTTCAAGTAATCAATCGTAACAGTTTCCTGTGTGAAAGATGGCCGTGAAGCTGTTCTAGCAATATAAGCTGGAAGCGTATCATCAGTGAACTGAAACAAAAATCTATTTTGTCTCTTAGGTTCAAAGGTGTCCGCCAGCATCGCATTAACTTCAAAAGGCTGTGGCATTCTAAATCTCCATCTTCATTTTTATTTTAATAAACATCCTACAATAAATACACTACTCAATAAAAAAATATAACAGGATGGGGCCGAAACCCCATCCCATTAAATCATTTACTCACTAAAAGCTGCGCCGTTAGGTGTGACAGTAAAGTCAAAGATAACGATTTCAGCTGCGGTGGTGGGCTTCAAGAAAATCTTACCCTTGATAATGTTTCTATCAATCAAGTCTGGTGTAGTAGTGGTTTCATCCAATACTGCTCTAAACTCGTTAACACCGTTAGCGGCTTGTACGCTAGAAAGATAGTCATTAACCTGTGTCAATAGACGCTCTCTTGTAGCAACAGAGTTGGGTTCAAAAATGAAGAGTCGTGAGAAACCAGCAATAGTCTTACGAACTTCAATCATCATACGGCGAACATTAACTCTATCCAATACCGATTGCTTAACCTGTAGAGTCTTCTGACCGAAGATAACAATACCTTGGCCTGGGAAGGTTGCAATTGGGTTGACATTGTTCGTATAAAGGTCGTCACGTTGACCTTGAGTAAGCCTTCTTCTAACCTCTAATACCTCATCCAAACCACCACGATTGAAGCCAGCAGGTGCAAACCAAGGCTGAGCAACTCTATCGTTGAATGCGTAGGCACCCATTACAGCTACTGATGGGGGAACCCAAACGAGCTTATCATTATCAATGTCGTTAATACGAACCCAAGGATAATAAGTAGCACCGTAGTTAGAGGTATACTTAGCAGCTTCTGTCTGAGCGTTTGCAACCGATAGAGCCAAACCAGAACCAGTAGCGGTTGTATCGGCAATATCAATAATACCAAATGCGTCTGCTCTTGTTGAACACATGTCCAACAGACGGTCAGTTAGTGAACCGCCGGCAGAAGAAGTAATACCAGGCATCGCAATGAGATTAAAGTCAACCTCATCGGGGTTAGAAAGAATTTTAATAGCTGTATTAAAGTCACCCGACAATGTATCAGTGCCAGTTGACTGCTCTGTTTCCAACTGATTCTTACGAGGATCAAAACCATCCCAACCACCAAACATAGGTACAGTAAATCTTACCTTATTAGTAGTAGAAAAGTTACCAGAGTTAGAGCCAACCTGATCAACGTAAGTATATTGGGCTGAAATTGAAGTATTAGTAGCACTAGAAGCTCCGCCAACATCATCACTATTAGCAAAGATTAGAATACCATGATCAGCACTAGTAGTACCAGAAGCTGAAGTTACGGTCTTCTTAAGTCTGTCACTAATGCTTTTTCTACCCATATCATCAACACCAATAAAGATACGACCATCAACAGCACTATTAGTGTTCAAGTGGTTAGTTTTCATTGGAAGTGCCGCGGCACTTAGAGTTTGACTACCAGTAACACCAGCATACATATTAGTACTAACACCCTTGAAACCTGCAGGTCTTGCAGCTTCAGGTGCTTCAGCAGCCATAGTGATTCTTACATACTGTGACTTATTAGGATAGTCACCGTTGTACAATACTTCTGGAGGATCTTGAGAAAGATCGAAAACGGTCTCTCTATCACCAATAACCCTAGCAATATAGTTTTTGCTATCGGGGTTAAGAGTAACGTCTGTGAAAGTTTCCAATACAATAGGATTCTCATCCGTATCATTAGCTTGTCTTACGGCTACAGTAAAAGCCGGATAAGAGCTAGCTGAAGTTTTGATATCTACATGAGAAATAGCAATCTTATATTGGTTATTAGTATTACTACCATCAGCAAGAGCAGTGAACTTAAATAGTTCATGCACTGTACCAGCAAAGTTCTGAGAAACAACATAAGGCGTACCTGCGGGAGCAAAGCCACCTGTTACTTCTTCAAATGCATCAGCAAGAGCGCTAACACTTGACCAGTGACCACGACCACCAGCATCACCAGATATAGTAGCACCATCGGGTGGAGTTGAATAAGTAAGAACAGAATCTACATAAAAAGCAGTAAATCTATCACCATTATGTGATTCAATAGGATCAGTACCTAATACTTTCTCAATATAGCCAGCATCAGAAGGAACTAGTGAAAGACCTTCTACTACATCTGAACCAGCAGATAATGAGAAATCCCCATGATTACCACTAAGACAAATATCACCAAGCCCGCTAGCTCTTCTTCTAATAGTAGCATAAACTGTATTAGATGAAGACAACCCAGCCGATGCTGTCTGTCCTTCGATACCAACATTAGGAAATGCAATGACACCAACCTGACCAGCATTAGCGGTATTCTTACCAAGAACCCTAACTACTGTAAGAGGTGAGCCATTTCTGAGATAGGATTTAGCAGCATAAGGCATATACTTGGTGACATCTTGACCACCAAATGTATTCCTAAACTCACTAAAATTATTTACCCGAATTGGCCTAAACGCAGGACCAGATACAGTACGACCTATTAGGGCAGCACCAATCGTACCAGCACCAGCGGGTACAAAAGTATCATCAATTTCCTGAGTATAGACGCCGGGCGAGACAAAGACTTCGGCCATCTATTTTCTCCATCTATAAATGTTATAAATCTGTATAAATCTTGAGACTCATGGAGTCATAAAAAAGATATACATAGTTTTTTGTTCGTGTAGAGAGTTAAACTTTAAACAATTACAAAATAACCTATAAAACTCCTAAAATAAATATGAAACAAAAAAACGCTAAAACATCTATAGATGGAGAAAAATGGGTTTTAGAGAGCCACCTCTTCTTCTTCAATTGCTTCTTCAGTAGCGACCACATCATCCACAGAAGGCTGCTCTTCACCGGTGATGCTTTGAATAAGCGCATTAGCATACTGCAAAGCGCCAGCATTTGTAGCCAAGTTATTACGAACTGCCGCCAACTGTTCCTCAAGCTGAGTGCGAGTAGCGGTCAACTGAGATACAGCTTCGGTTAGCTGCTTCTGCTGATCTTGCAAGGTTTCCAAACTTACAGAATTATTATCTGCCATTACTTCCTCCTTTTGTTATTTAAAAAATCCATCGGTATTCGATAGTATTCAGTACCATACTTATCATAACCAGCTTTAAAAGCTTCGTATGCTTCTTCTAGCTTACCAATAAACTCCGCAGATACTCCAAGATAATAGTAACTTTGGTAATCATCTGGGAATCTACGCAATCTATCTTTCGCTAACTTATAATAATAAGGTGCCTTAACCTTCATATTTAGCTTGCCCCAATGATGTATAACCAAATCTGTCTTTATATACTTTAATTTCGCCCTACTTAAAGAGTTATAAAGTGTTTCATGCGTATTAAACTCAAAAAATATTCTTGGGTCGTTACGAAACAGCCGAATACAGCCATCATCAACTGCGTTAGTAAAACCTTTGTATTCTTCTACCTTCTTAACACCAAATTCTTCCCGTCCTACCGGAAGATATCCTCGTTGATGAATTTGAAAGGCATCTATACCCTCCATCTTAACTGCTCTACTTATTTTTTCTAAGTTCTCCGAATCTATTTCCTCATCCGTATCCATGCGAAAGATCCAGTCAGATTCAACCAACCTTAAACCTGCGTTAAGTGGAGCAGAGTAATCATCGAACCACGGGAAATAGAGAACCTTGTATCTACCGCTTTGCTTAACCTGCTTGTTGCCCGTGATTACGATGACTACTTCACTTACTACACTCTCTACTGCTTTAATAATAGTTTGAACAGATTTAAACTCGTCCTTACACATTATCAATAGAGCGATGGACATATAGCTTACCCCCAGTGCCTTTTACTATGTTTGTTTTAGTGTTTCTATAAATTTCATCAGACATGCTCTTACTAACTACATCAATAGTTCCGAGCTGCTGTGTAGAGAGATGCGCCACAATGTCGCCATACACTAACGCCGGTAGATATGCCTCCCCCTGCCACCGCGCCATATACGACACGAACCCTGCTAAAAAAGAATCGCCAGCACCAATACTATCTATAAAGTTATTATCCTTATCTTTAGTAAATATAACATTTACACCCAACTCTTTAATGTAAGCTACACAACCTTTATCACCTAAAGTTACAATAACATTAGAACCTGTTTTTTCAAAAATATCTTTTGAAATCATTGTAGAGTCACCATTACGATACTCTACTTTCATAAAATCTTGAGCTGTTTTTAAGTTAACTTTCAACCAATCTATATTGTTATGAGAGTCCCAAATATGATTGGTATCAACGAAACTAATAGCTCCCTTAAGATGACATTCCTCCCTTATACGAACAACATCAGATTTTTTTATAGTTCCCTTATGGTAGTCAGAAACAATAACAAAATCTCCATGTTCTATGCTATCTATACACCTATCAATAACGCTTTCATCATATCCTACTCCATCATTTACATCTTCCCTTAAGAAGAATCTATCGTCTACATAATGTCTTACTTTCGTAGGATGGTCAATCCAGCCGGGAGGAAGTTCATCAAAGCACCCAGTATAAAAAAACTGAACCTCTTTGCCGCATAAAGATTCAATGTTACGAACAAGATTGCCGGCCCCGCCATTTACAGACTTCTCTTCTAGTAACTCTACCACAGGAGCATTGTCATTAGCAGGGTCGGTTCTTGTTTGTTTATAAAACCTATAGCGATCAATCAAATAATCGCCAACTACAATTATTTTCACTTGGAAGCTTCGATACTTACCTTGCGATATTCTGTCAATAGCTTCTTAAGTTCAGTAGCAGCCTTACGAGCGCGAGTTCCAGCAGCCTTGTTACCCGCTGCATTCTTTTCGTGATTAGCTTTGAACTCTTCCAAAACTGCTTCAATCTGATTATATGAATCCTGTACTGCCATTTAATCACCTCCTTTGGTAACGTAATAATTCTCTAACACTAAAGCATCAATGTTAGAGTTAGTAAATGTTCTTACTGCATCTCTTGGTGATTCCACAATCGGCTCTCCACCAAGATTAAACGATGTATTTAATAAAACAGATACTCCTATCTTATCTTTAATACATTTTAGTAAATTATAAACTTTACTGTTTTGTTCTTCATTGACCGTTTGTATTCTAGCGGACCCATCTTCATGTGTTATTCCCGGTAGATTATCAACTTTTACCTTATAAGACATCAACATATATGAGTTAGCGTCAGTTTCTAAAAGGTCGAAATAGTTGCTGGCTTCGTCTTCAGCAACGATTGGAGCATAGGGTCTCCATGGCTCCCTATACTTTACAAAGTCGTTTAGATGGGATTTGGCAAGCTCCCAGCAGGGGTTGGCGAATATGCTTCGGTGGCCCAGTGCGCGAGGCCCATATTCGCTGGCTCCTTGAAACCATCCTACTACTTTATTATTAGAAATGTCTTCAGCTACTCTATCAAGTAGCTCATCATCAGCTAGCTTCTCGTAAAGCATCTTCTATTTCCTCATCGTTATAAAGTTTACCTGTGAAACCCAAATAATCATCCATCGTTATTACTTTTTCTTTTTGAGATACTTCATAAAGCGCTCCACCAAAACACAAACCCGAATCATTAGCAGCTGGAAAGATATGAATGTCTTTGAAAAAGCCGGGTCGCCAACGAGACTTTAGAAGAGCTGCATTAGCTAATACATTCAAACCACAACCGCCACCTATACAAAGATAAGGAGCCTTGATGGTTAGAGTAGCAAAAAACTTTATAAGTATTTCTTCAAACTGATGTTGTAGCCATGCAGAAACATCTTTAGCGTCATACCTATCTAGTTGTGCGTCAGTAGGCATTTTATGGTCATAGATGTAGGGAAAATAAAAACCATCATTGTTTATCTTAAACAAGTCTGGTAAATCAATTTTATCTTTATTTCCATAAGCAGATAACCCCATTATTTTCCCGGGAGCTGTTTCCATAAAAACATAAGGATTATCAATAGATTCTGCTTTCTTTGACTCCATTTTGCTATAACACCAACGAGAGATGTTATTATAAACTTGACCTAGATTGAAAGTAGTATGTTCTTTTACTCCATTGATAGAATGATAAACCACATAAACACCTTTTTGTTTATCTCCTATCGCATAAAGTCCTGTTTCATAACCACCGCCAGGAAAACTATTACCCGCTCCATCAAAAGTAAGAATACTTGCCTTCTCAAAAGGACTGGTATAAAAAGTAGCACAAGCATGAGCTTGATGATGGTCACAAAAACTTACCTTTGCTTGTGGAAACTCTCTACTCAATACATCTTGGATAGCTGTATGCCTAGAAGGAGAATGAACATTCTCTACATACACTACTATATCTACTTCATCCCTAGTGATTTCTGCTTCATCTAAAACATAGTCAATAGATAGGTCGGGAAAGTTGCCATCATACTTTTCTCTAGTAAGTCGCTCTTCACTAATAGTAGAGACATGGGTTCCATCAACCCATAATGAAGCGCCAGCAGAATGAAGCCATGCGTCATCGGGTGCCCAACCACAGCATCCATAAAGACCGATTATTTTCATACAGTTTTCTTTTCTATCAAATAATTTTCCAATACCAAAATATCAATGCCTGTCTTTGAGAAACAAGCTATAGCATCCTTCGGTGATTCAACAATAGGCTCACCCTTATCATTGAATGAAGTGTTGATAATGATAGGTATACCCGTCTTTTTATCGAAAGCTTTCACAAGAGAATAGAGTCTTCCGTTATCTTCCTTTGTGAGCGTCTGTACCCTTGCTGTGGCGTCGATATGAACACCCGAAAGTATTTCCTCAGGCCTATTACATAAGACACTATACAACATAAATGGCGAAGCCTGACCATTTAGTTGAAACCACTCTTCCGCATTCTCTAATGGCACGACAGGAGCGAATGGTCTAAACTCTTCACGGTGCTTTACCTTATCATTTAGAATACCTTTGTTATTAGGATTACGAGCATCAGCAAGAATACTTCTGTGACCCAAAGCTCTTGGTCCAACTTCACTACCACCTTCAAACCAACCGACTATTTTACCTTCAATAATGTAGTCAGCAACCTTATCAACAATCTCTTTGCTTTCCAATCTTTCATAGGGTAACCCACTATCCTTAATAGCCGTAAGTATCTCATCACCAGAATACTTTTTACCACCCTCAAAAACTTCTTTTACACTATGAATCTTTTTCTTGCTTACTGATTGTTCTACTTCGTCCTTCTTATTCTTCTTCAACTGATTAGATAGAAATACTGCTCCACCAATACACAACCCATCATCGCCAGCAGCAGGTGCAACAAATACATTATCAAATAAGTTACTATTCAAAATCTTTCCATTACTTACACAGTTCAAAATAGTCCCACCAGCAAGACATAGATTTTTAGAAAGATTACCACCCGTCTTTGCCAACTTCTCTACCATGTTGTGTATTCCTTCTTCTAACACAGCTTGAGCGGTGGCAGCAATGTCTTGTGATTGTTTACTATCCCAATCATCCTTGTCTAACCATTCTGCAGCAGCTTTTCCACCTTCACCTTTTAGTTGTGGGTAAAATACTCTATTATCGGGGAAGTTTTTGATGCCAGCCCTTGAAATAGTGTGCAGATACATGTCCCCGTGAAAGACATCGCCCATTTGGACTACACTTGGCCAGCTGAAATCTTTATAATCCTCAAAAGGTGTCCCATACGCAGCCAATGCCATCACCTTGCCAGCATCAGTTAGAGAGGGCCAGAAGCCCAAATAATCACAGATTTGCCCATAATAAGACCCAATTGTGAAGTCACCGCCTCTACGCAACGGCCTAAAAATTGTGTTCTTATCGTCAAAGTAATAAGCGGAATGATTTGCCCCAACATTATCAGCAAAATCAACTGAAAGGCAAATAGCATCCTTATATGGAGACATAAAGTAAGCGTAAGCACAATGACTAAAATGATGATCCAAAAAGAAGCAGCGTTTGGTTTGATCCCCAACAGAGAAGTTATACATTCCTTGTGCCACCATAGCACTATTCTGCGCCAGCTGTCGCCACTCCTGTTCTGAAAATTCTATACCATTATCATTTGTTATTGAGAAGTCCTCTTTAGTTTTATCAAATAGCTCTTCACCTTCTAAACCACGGTCCCAGAAATAATTATTCACAGAGATAACATCAATATCATCAAACTTCATGTTTGCTTTATCTAAAACATATTTGATTGTTCTTTTGGTGACGCCGCGTTCTTTTTTGAAACGGGTAAGCCTTTCAGTTGCTAATGCTGCTACTAACTTCCCATCTTTTACAACACAGGCACTGCCATCATGCCCAAAGTTTAGTCCTAAAACATTGATTGCCATCGTAGCTCCTATAGGATTATTTTATTTTTATTGTCTTCCTTATTTAGTGTTGATTCTAACTTTTCTACTTCTCGCAGCACTTGTTTTACTGTTATTGACTTCATACAGGAATAACCTCTGTCACATACCCAACTTTGCCCCTTCGGGTTTACATCAAACACTGAAGGTCGCCAACAACCAATAATGTCACAGCTACTTTTATTCCAAATGTTGATGTTATGCTCATGCCCCCACACATTCGGGCTAACACTACCCCACAACACAATGCCTCTCTTTTTGATAGCAGCAGCAAGGTGAGGAACATTATTATCAATGCTCATAAAGAACTTACACTTTGGATGCTCTAACATTTGCAGAATAGGATTGAGGTTGTCTACCTTTATACTCTGCACATTAGGTATGTCTGGATTGTCTTGACCATTAGATACTTGAACAAAAGAGTATTTACTTTTTAGCTTATCTACCAGTTCAGCCCAACGCTGTAAAGACCAAACCTTGAATGTTCTATAGTTGATGGGTTGAGCATAATCTTGTGGGTTTCTATCCATTCCTAAATGTAACAATACAACTGGTTTAGAAGTAGACCTCATAAAACTGGATACTTGATTGTTTTGTTCCGTAACCTTGAGCATAGGTGGGCCACCATCATACTCTAAACCCATTACCTTCCCATAATGATGACTAATAAAGCTCTTTTTATCATTCTTGTATTTATGTTGATGAATAAGTTTGGTAAGAGCAAAGCCATACTCAATAGAGTAAGCTCGTTCCCAGTTATTATTGAGAAGTTCCCACAACTCTAACTGATTAGGGATTTTACTATTTTTGAACTGCTCCAACCAGTGTGTAAAGGTTGGGTGTTCCATACCGGCTTCGCCTATACTCCAAAGACCAGGATCATTGGGATAACCACCATGACCTTCGGGAATCTGAATACCATAAACTTGTTGGTTAGATAAAGCAGCAGAAACCATATGCCCTATAAGAGTATTATCACATACTAAAATAGGATGCGTATTACCATCTTGTTTTCTTTTGCGGATAAGAGTGCGAATGAAAGCAGTTTGAAGAATCCTTGCTCCCATACCGCCCTGAAGAATAAGAAAATAAACCTTATCTTTTGGGCTGCTAACCTGTATTTGTTGATTCTGTTGCTGATTCATAAAACCCTTTGTATAGAAAGATTATAATGGATACACTACTATAATCTTAATCTAAGAACTGTTTATTATAAACCCGCCTCTTGGTCTTTTTATCAAACGCGTTATGCTTTCGCGATGGACTACTCTAGCATAGTCACATTTGTTTTCACAAGATGTAGCAATAATACAATCTTTGGGCACTTGATTGCCATACTGCGATATTCTTCTAATAGATAAATCAGTAAGACCTTGTGTTTTATTGGTGGTGATTATTTCCTTTTCATTGAGTTGAAAATAATCACCCGCCAAAGCTAATACTTTTTTTATTCTCTTTTCAGTATTACCATAGATGTATAAAACAAAATCACCAATCTCTATGTCTTCAAACTCAAAATCTACAAGACCATCAACTTGTTCTCCATGAGATAACTCTGGCTCTAAACAAGTTCCCTCTAAGGTTATTCTAGAATACCTCGTCACCATTATGAAATAGTGCCACTAGATTTCCAGAAGGTTATGAATACAATACCAGCACCGCCATTTCCTCCGGCATATCCTGCGCTTGAGCCTCGACCTCCACCACCTCCACCAGAACCTGCGCCACCGGCCTGACCGGCTTGATCCGTGTTACCGCCGTTGCCGCCTTCTCCAACCATAGAAGCACCACCGCCACCACCCCAACAGCCTCCACGACCTCCAGGGTAACCTGCTGTACTGCCTCCATTACCAACGCATCCACCCTGAGTAGCGCCAGCACCACCACCTCCTCCAATACCTCCTTGCATCCCAGCTCCGCCGCTAATTGCATTTACATCATTAATAGTCACAGGAGAAGCGTTGGCCAATCTACCAGCATCGGTAGCTGCGAGAGAATCACACACGCCGCCTGCCCACCAACAACACAACTCATGTTGGGTACCCTCATTGTTCATAGGTTTGCCGCTGCCTCCACCGAAACCACCCATCGACCCGGTGTTTGAAAATGCCATGCCACCACATTGACCGCCCCAAGCACAAGCAATATTTCCGACGCCGCTAACACAAATAAAGCTGGGCTGACCCCATCCATCACCACATCCACCAGAATGAGTAGTACCACAAACTCCACCAGCACCGGCTCTAACACCTAACTCATTGCCAGGCGCAACCATAAATGCTCTTTCATGCATAGAAGTTCCTGCTCCGCCACCTCCACCACCACCACAACTATCACAACCGGCACCGCCAGCGCCACCACCAGCAACCATAGTAACAGTTATTCTACAAACTCCAGTTGGTACAGTAACATCAGTTGCAGTATTTCCACAAATACAATAAACACCCGCAATAGATTGAGCAGCTGCAACTTCATTATCCACATAAGTTTTATTAGCAATATCAGTACCAGCAGTAGGAGCATCAGCAACAGTTGCTCCTCCGAAAGTTCCTTCAGCCCCACAAACAACAGCAGATACCAGACAAGTAGCTGCATGAGCTACACCCTCAACGTCCAAAAGATGAGAAGGAGTCGCAGTACCTATGCCTACTCTATCAACACTAGCATCTAACATAAACAAGTTAGCCTCTGTATCACCTTCCATTCTTACATCGAAATCGCCGCCAGCGTCATTAAAAATAACATTACCACCTTGAACATCCAATCTACCGCTGGGGTCATCAGTACCAATACCAACATTAGTAGCATAATATATTTCAGGACCACTAATACAAGTCCAATAACCACCAGGGCCAAATGTTAATGTATCGCTACCATCAGTGCAGATAACCTCACCTGCACTACCATCAGCCGCTGGCAGTGTATAAGCATTATTTATTTTTACTGCTCCGCTATTTACTTCTATTCTTGAGCCACCAGAATCACAAACCAGTAAGGCTGCAGCGGATGCTGCATTGGCACCTACATGAAGTGTATGTGCAGGAGTTGTGGTGCCAATGCCAACATTATCGCCAGCGGATAACTCTTTGTAATAAGCATCTTGACCATTCATTGTCCATACATCATCTGTAACACCACCACCAGAGAATGTTTGAGCATAAACTGTACCTGTAGTGCAACTATCACCTTGAACTTTGAAAATAACATCACTAGTTGTGGCGGTTCCTATACCAACACACCCAGCACTAGTAATAGTTACTCTTCTAGTATTGTTTGTCCAAAAACCTAATTCAGCCGTAGTTGCTGTGGCTAAATGTAACCCCGCAGATGCAGTAGAGTCAGCTTGAAGCAATACACCATCAGCTATTTTTTGATTAGCAGTAGTAAAAGAAGAGCTATAAGCGCCAAGAAAACCACTAGACGTATTAGTGTTAGCTGTGAAAACAGATGCTGCTGCTGCGCCAGCGGTTTCGTTAAGAACTTTAATTGTTGATGCTGCGTTTTGATCTATATGTGCTGTTAGAAGATTGTTTGTGCCAGGGTCATTAGTCCCTATACCAACACAAGAGCTAGTAACATAAACAATATTTGTTCCCGATGACCAAAGAGAAGCGCCACCACCCGATACACAAGCAGCAGTTATTGTGCCTGTAAAACAAGCATTACCTTGAACTCTCAAAGGAACGCCAGGTGTAGCAGTACCAATACCTACATTTTGACTAGCGTCAATATAAATAGCATTTGTTCCATCAGCGCTATTGAGTTTTAGAATACCACCAGACTCTTTTGTTCCTACTTCCATCGTAGTAGTGCTTTGAGTGTGTTTTATTTCTGCTCCTAATGCATCCGAAGCAGAGCCAAAAACCAATGACCCTGCGTTTGCGTCAGGAGTAAGAATTGAGATACCGCCAGCAGCATTATTTTCTACAACCAGATTACATGCCCCAGAACCAGCTGCTACCGAACCTGCTGTTCCAGCATGAATATGAAGTAAGCCATCGGGAGTTTGAACACCTACGCCTATGCACCCACCACTTGTAACAGTAGCTCTTCTAGTGCTATTTGTCCATACTCCTATTTCGTTAGTGCCTGCTGTGGCTATTTGTAATCCACCAGAGGATGTATTGAGAGATTCCAATACTACTGAATCAGCTATTTTATAATTGCTTGTTGTATATGAGCTACTATAAGAGCCAAAAGTAGCACCGCCTGCATCACTACCTAATTGTAGTCGAGCAATTGCTCCTGTACCAGCAGTATCATTACTAACTGTAAGTGTTGTATCGCTATTTTGATCTTCTTGAACCTCAAACCTAGTGCTAGGAGTAGCGGTTCCTATGCCTATTCTATCGGTAGAGGCATCAACCATAAACAAGTTAGCTTCGGTATCGCCCTCTATTCTAAAATCAGCATCAGCACCATCTTGATTAAATATAGCTGCCCCTCTTACATCTAAAAGAGCATCAGGCGCATCTGTTCCTATGCCAAGCCGACCATTAGTATCAAATACACCACGCGTTACACCTGCAGTTCTAAAGCCCAACTTATGAGAAGAAGTAGTTCCCACAGAGCCGGAAGAACCCTCATTAACAATCTTGGTAGTAATACTATTGGTAGTTTCAGTAAGAATAATACCGCCCGTTGATGAATCGGCATATGCTATATCTAAAACAGAAGCTGCTGATTTTTTACCTAAACCAATCGCACCTGCGGGAGTAATAGATAATGCGTTATAATGAGTAGTTCCACCTGCGCCAGTGCAGTTAGAAATAATAAATGAATCAGACGTATTGCCTGATACAGCCAACTCCCACATAGGTCTAGCATCATTATTAAGAAAAATAGACGCGGTGCCATTTGTGTTGGTTGTCTCAAAATAAGCTTCTACATTATTACTCGACTTCGCTGTAAATAAGCCAGTAGGTGAAACTGCTTCACCGCCTACAGCCATAGAAGTAGAAGCTGTAAAACTGGCAGCAAGAAATGAACAGCTTGTATCTAAGGCTGCTGGTTTAACCGCCGCATCTTGGAATTGAATATCACTAACTATGGCCATGCAAGTATCTCCACATCATTTATATATTGATATAATATAAATATGTTGTTATTATCGTATCGGCTTCTTTTATATCTTTTTATTCTGTTTCCGCCCAAGCTGGTACATTTTCACCTATAGGCGCATTAAATTGTGATTCTATTTGATTTACTACATTAGCAGTTACCGAACCACTCCACGAATCCATCAAAGGTTGAATAAAGGCAGGCTTAGAAGCACTAAGAGTAGCCCATTCTACATAATCAGAAGCTGTCTTTGTGTCTGGGGTAGCAAAAGCAACCACCTCACCATAAATGCTTTCGTAATCACCACTAATACCCTTTACCTCCATCACCATAGAGACAGCGTAATCTGTAACCTCTGTTCCATCTCCAAGAATAGCTTTAGGCTTAACAGATACCCTATCTGTAAAAACCAATTCCCATGTTATTTCCATTTTTTATTCCTCCGGAAAATCAGTTTTGCCGCCTTCAGCAGTATTTTGAATAGCGTCAAAAGCGTTACCTATCATTATAATCTTGTTGGCCTTAGAAACATTTTCATAACCAGTAACAAAATCTGGATCATCCTTATCCCATGTATTATTGAAATGAATGAAGTCATCCAACTCAGCACAAGTCATTGACTCTAGACCATTTATGTTTTCCATTTCACCTCTGTATTCCCAACGCTCAGCACATAATCTACCATCATCACAAGCACCGGGCCTATCACCTTGAGCTATAGTGCATAAAATGTGTTTATCAATTCTTCTACCATTGACTATCCAATGGAAACATTGAGTTTGATTACCCGCCTCATCAGTGCAAACACAAAAGCTATTATTACTAAATACATTTTCGTTATCTAGTTTTATAGTTAGGTTAGAAATACCACCCACTGGAGTAAGCTGTACTGTAGCATCTGTTTTTTCTGCTAATGCTTCAAAATACTCTGGTAAGTCAACCTTTACTGCTCCACTATCTAACTGGGACGAACCTCTATAATAAACACCATACTCTGGACCCTCCAATGTTGAGTGAACCAAATGCATCATGTTGTATTTGTTAGGTGACTCATCACTAGCCAATGGATGTTCTATTTCAAAGTTTTTAGTAGGTGAGCCAATGCACGTAGAAGCACAAAGACAATAAGGAGTACAAAAACAACCCAACAGACATAATCCACGAAGATGAACAAATCCTATAGTAGTAACAGCATTATTCTCTGAAGCATAGATCACCACCCGCCCACAAGAATCTTTTGATTCTACGCACCCATAAATAGCACCTTGTGGCTTCCACCAATCAGCATTACCATTAGCAAATGTGAGCTGACCAGCAACACAACTATTGCAAGAGCAACCAGTAATACTTGCAAATGCCTGAGCCCCATATAGAGTTGTGTTGCCTGAACTATCCAAATGAAATCCATAATAGTTACATATAGTTGGGCCGAAATGCAGCACCGAAGTTCCCATACCATGCAATCCCCAACAATACTTATTGCAAGTGCTTCCATCTTTTCCGTATCTCCAAGTAAAACCGTCACTTGGACCCATATTCATGTTAAGAAGAGAACATGGCGAGGTCGTGCCAATGCCAACTCTGCCAGAAGAGTCGATCCGCATACGCTCAGTAGTAGTTGCCGCCCCATCTGCCGTTGTGCGAAAAATCAACCTACCCGGCATATCATTTGACCCCGGCGTGCCGTCCACCTCGGCCCATATCTCAGCACCCAAGCTGTTTACATCTGTTCCGTCATCACCAGCAAACGCGATATACCCCAATGCGTCACCGTCTTGCAGTATGGTATAACACCCCACAGTGGCATTGCGCGAGTGGGCCATTGTGAATACACCGGGGTATTGGTTCTCCCGATGCGAGTGTATGGCAAAGTTGGCAAACGTGTCATCACCCGCCAGTTGCAACCCGTTACCTGTGCCCGACGATACGCCCAGACTGGAATCGGTACCAATAAGAAGTTGTCCGCTGGCGCTGAGCCGCATACGCTCTGTAGCTTGCGTGTCGAACCTGAGATACCCATCAGCGCCATCCTTTCCTCTCATATTCGCGGTGTTGCTCGACCCCCACAGCACAAGGCCGTCATCCGCAAATGTCAACTGAGAACTCGTCAGCGCAGCTACGCCACCAACCGTAAGCGTAGTGCCATCAAAGGTCAGGTTGGCCTCGCCACATAATGCGTTTGAACCAGTAACTGTTGCTATTGTGTTATCTGTTGAGCCAGCTAAAGTTACGCCCGCTGAAACAGTTGCCCATTGTAATGCAGCACTTCCATTGGTACATAATACTTGACCTGCGCTTCCATCAGCCGTAGGATGACAAATACCATCAAGGATCACAATTCCACTACCATTTGGCGTTATTGGAATATTTCCGTTACTAGCTGAGATAATACTATTTCCATTTACATCTAGGTTTCCACCAAGCTGTGGAGAAGTATCACTACATAAGTCAGTATTAACAGTAGCCCATTGTAAAGCAGCACTTCCATTGGTGCATAATACCTGTCCCGCTGAGCCATCAGCAGTTGGGTGGCAAATACCATCAATAATAGCAATACCAGAGCCATTTGGCGTTATAGGAATGTTACCATTAGAAGCAGAGACAATACTGTTACCATTAACATCTAGGTTTCCGCCAAGTTGTGGAGAAGTGTCTGATACTAGACTCTCGCCGACAGCTGCACTAGATAAAGTGATACAACATTGAGTTCCATCAGCTTCTCTAACCTTCAAAAGAGCATTAGTTGCACATACCGTAACATCTGTGGCATTAGAGCCTGAGTTGTCGGTAGCAGTAACCGCAGATCCAACAAAGTTAAGACAAGTACGAGAGGCTAGAGCGGTTCCTTCGTCAGCTATAGTGTGACCGCTACTAGCAGCATCAGCAAAAGCAAGCGCACCACTACCATCAGTACAAATAAGCTGACCGGCAGAACCATCAGAAGTTGGTAACACATACTCACTACCAATACATAAAGCAGGTGCCACTACCTTTACTGTCGCACAAAGATCACCCGTAGCTTTCAGTATTGTTCCATCGAAAGTAAGGTTACTTTCAGAGGTCACTGCGCTTGTACCATTTCCTGTTATAAGTTGATTAGAGCCAATAGTAGCTATGCCAGTCCCACCGTGAGCTATACCCAGAGTATCTCCAGAAGCAAACTCCGCTAATCCTGTTAGTGATGAACCATCATAACCACCTTTTACTGGTACTTTATCTGCCATTATTACTTATCCTTACTTAGCTATTATTTTGATTTTCGTTGAACGTCTGCCATGCCGACTTGACATCATCGGTCCATACTGCCGCCGCGATTCTCTGTATCTCAGCAGACTCGCCGCTGACATCGGCATCGGGCGTAATCACGCGCCGGTGAAAAGACCGCGATAACTCCGTGCCATCCTCGCTGAGTATAGTTGCCGTGCGAATATTGAGGTGCTTGTAATCGCCAACGATTTCTATTTTATCGTCAGCAGTAGCTTTGATTATTGCCATTTTATTTGTCCTTTATACTGGATAACTAAACTGAATGAAAAACGAATCGCCCGACGCAACGTCGGATGAGGTAAACATCGAATAACCCGCATTATCGTTTGCTTCGGCCATGCTGACTGTGGTCCCATTGATGCCCATCATAGTTACCGGACCCGTACCAC